ACTACCACTAAGAGTATATGTTCCAGAGTCTACATCTAATGTATGCTCAGCGCTAAGGTCAACAGTAGTACCACTAAGTGTATATGTTCCAGAGTCTATATCTAATGTATAAGTACCAGCAGTTCCAAGAGCTACATCAGTACCAGTAAGTATATATGTTCCAGAGTCTATATCTAATGTATAAGTACTATTAAGATCAACAGTAGTACCAGTAAGTATATATGTTCCAGAAGCACCAGCTAGTGAATAAGCACCAGCGGTTTCAAGAGCTACATCACTACCGCTAAGAGTATATGTTCCAGAGTCTATATCTAATGTATAAGTACTATTAAGAGCTACATCACTACCGCTAAGAGTATACGTTCCAGAGTCTACATCTAATGTATAAGTACTATTAAGATCTACAGTGATACCGCTAAGAGTATACGTTCCAGAGTCTACATCTAATGTATAAGCAGTATCTAATCCAACAGTAGTACCACTAAGTGTATACGTTCCAGAAGCACCAGCTAAACTAAGAGCACCTTTAAGAGAGGCAGTAGTACCGCTAAGAGTATACGTTCCAGATGTAGCATCTAATACATATCCAGTATTAAAATCTACAGTAGTACCACTAAGAGTATATACCCCAGATGCACTAGCCAAAGAGTAAGCTTTGCTAAGGGCAGTAGTGCTGCCAGTTAAAGTATACGTTCCAGATGTAGCATCTATTGAATAAGGAGTAGGTGTAGGGGCATCAGGTGCTGTTACCCAGACAGCAGAAACCAATACACCTTTATTGTTAGCGATTTGCGTAATGCGAACATACAGACCGTCCCAGTCTGTTATGTTTTGGCGTTCACCAGTTGTTAGTGTTTCTGTGTACTCAGCAAATGAACTACCAGGACCTTGCTGTGTTCCTGTATGGATAAGCCCATCGTCAACGGTGTATACGTCAAGACGGATTGCAGCGCCGCCAGATGCACGCTGAGCACGGTAATAAACAACAATATCGTCAGCTTCAGGATCTTCTAAAGCATCAATATTAAGATCACAGGCATTATTACTACCCGACGTAGGACTGGATATCCAGTCCGCATCTGATTGATCATCAACATCACTCCATAAAGGAGTTGTTGTCCACGAGTCAGTTGCTCTATCTGAAATTGGGTATTTAAGCTGAGCCATACTACTAGCTGCCTATAGTTTCTAAATTATGTGAGTGAGTATATAAAGCATATCTTACCGCATCTGCAATATGACAATACTTATCATGTAATGGGCGTTCTGCTAGTAATCCTTCTCTAGGATCCCATCGATAATTATCAAACATATCTATTATATTAGTACAACTAGAAGAGATGAATATTCTATCATGATCTACCAGTGATGATAAATATCCAATACCATCATTTACTGATTTCTTAGCATTTATAGTAGTAATATCATAATCATATGCTAAGTCATAGCGTGTTTGTTGTGCAGCTGAATCAATATAGATAAAATCAATATTATGTTCTGAAATTTTATCTTGTATCATCTTAGCGTACTCAGATGTACCAGATTCGTTATTTAAATATTCATCAACTAAATAGTAATTATAACCATCTGTTAAAGCAACAATAAAAGCTGTTGGATCTCTAAATCCTAAGTCCAATCCAGCTACTACATCTAATACTTCTAAAGTAGATATATCTATATCTACTATTTGAGTCTTATTAAGATTAAATATTTGACCTTCTAATGCTATAAATTCACATAAATGTTCTTGTGCGAATTCAGCGCGACTCATTGATGCTTTTGCATCTTCTATAGCTTGTAAATCTGTTCTAGGATTATCATGATATGTACTAAGTATAGAAGCCCAAGTGGGAAAATTATTTGAAAATCCACGTTTATAAAATTCGTGAAACCAATTATTACCGCGAGGTGTACTAATAAAAATAGCTTTACTATTTACTTTATCTAATGTAGGGCACAACTGAACATTAAATGCATCTGCTCCATCATTATTAACAGCACATTCATCAAATATAATTAAATCATAACTGCGTCCGATTACAGAGTCTACCTGTCCTACAGAGCCCATTCTAATTGTTGACCCATTTTTTAATTCTATTATCTTATCTTTGGCATTTGATTTTTGTACTTCTACACCAAAAGCTGTTAATAGTTTTTTCTGATTATCCCAAGAAATACTAGAAAGAGCATAGTTTGGTGCTATAACTAATATATTACATCCGGGTATTAAAGTAATTAAGTGACCGATTACATTAGCTATAAAACTTTTACCTGTACGTCTACTTAATACTGCAGTAATAAATCTATATTCAGGATTATTAATAGCATTTATAAAAGCTATTTGTGGCGGGACAGGTTCAATATCTATTAGTTGTAAGTACTTACTTATATCTAGTTTTATTAGGCGTTCTTTTACAGGATATTCTGTAATAGAAGTATCACTAATATTATCACGAGAGATTTTCATTATCGTAGTAAACGATCTTGAGGTTGAAAACCAGAAGTAAACTCATAAGCTCCTATAGTTGGTGGGATATGATATGGTCTACCGTTACGATCTTTTATCGCGTCAGTGTAAACGCCAGCTTCGTAGACTGGGGAATCTACTAGTGGTTTATTATCCGCGCCTAAAAGAGGATCGGTTGATATGCTGTTACTACCAATAGATTCCGCATTATCATTTTCATCAATCACATTTACTGCAAATCCGTTGAAGCAATTATTGTCTTCAGTAATACTGTGCGCGTCAAAACGACGAATCCCGCTACCAGATAAGCCTGAAAGAATATTATTCTTTGTCTCGCCTCCAGCAATTGTCATAGGTGAATACTGGATCGCAGCTTTAGGCGTTTGGTCGCCATCATTGTAAGTGCTATCCACAGTTAAATTAGTGCAGGTATTATTAATAATGTGCGCATTATTCCCATCCTGGCTTGTTGCATCAGTTGCGAAATAAACCATTCCACAATCGTCTACCAGATTAGAATAAAACCAATTTTCCTTGCCCGAGTTATCATGCCATGCTTGATAACATCGAGAAATAGCATTTCCATATATCCGTGTATTTGTGGTCTGCGAATCAGTCTCTATCCCCCCTCCATCACCGTTGTAAAATCGTCCATATGTCATATCTGTAAATGTATTGTTATACACATAATTATAATATCCAGTACCAGGAATACATTTACTAAAATATACTCCCCCAGTCGACACAGCCAGCCCGTTAGAGGTAAAGGCATTCCCATAAATACGAGCGTTTCTTACTTCACCTCTAACCCAAATCCCCCCACGCAAAATGTCGGAAAATGTATTGCGCCTGATTATCGCATTATCCATAATTCGTGAGGTTCCCTCCGCCCCGGCAATTCTTATCCCCGTACCACAACGATTAAAAGCACAATCCTGTACAATAGCACCAGTGACTGTAGTTGAATCTGTTGCACTTTCATTAAACACCCCTAGGGAGGTATAACGGAAACACAGGTTTTCAATCACAATGTTATCGGAATTGAAAGCTTCAAAAACTCTATCTTTGGTATTTGCACTCCAGTACACCGCGCCATAATAAGTGACGGGGTTCCCTACTGAATACACGATTAACCGGTTATTGTCTTCTGCCGTTCCCCGAAACCAATCAAACTGAAAAGCTTGAGCAGGGACATTCGTCGTCACATCGGTAAGCGTAGAAGTCACAACAGTCCAATATTCTAACTGATACTGGCCCGGGGTAAAGTCATCCCCAAACCACACTGCCTGTATGGGGTTATATGATGCTATTCCACCATCTAAAATCCATAGATTAGACCCAGGAGATAGGCTAGTCGGATCTGTAGGGTCTACCTCTGTCCAATCACCAGCCTCTGATGTGTGATAATGGTCAAAAACAGGTTTTGGCTGTGATATATCATCAGACCCATCACCATTATAATATGTCGTTACTGTCTTATCCGAATCCCCACTATAAAATGTGCACTTAGACTCAGCGCCATAGTCCGCAAGATTCTCTACTGTCCCTCGCTTTATCCTGAGTTCATCCCAAGACGCCTTATTAGTCTCAGCATCCGGCAGAGAATTCCACGGCGTCCCCACTGTGCCATCACCACCCCCAACAGCATTTACATCCAAATAACTTGTGGTCATGTAAATCTGCCTATACGAGTATTAGTTGATGTTCTTGGCTGCGCAGGGAATCCAGAAGTAAACTCATAAGCTCCTATAGTTGGTGGGATATGATATGGTCTGCCTTGGTAATCCTTAATAGAAGATACAAATATCCCTGCTTCATAAGCAGGCGAATCAACAGTTGGTTTGTAGTTAGCATCTAAAAGAGGATCTGAAGTTAAGGTATTAGTCCCCAGGGTATGGTTTGTAGTCGGAGTATCAAACCCATAGAAGATGTTGTAATCTTCATCTGTCTGATCTGTTCCGGTATTGACGTAAAACCCATCACTATCACCTGTGAAAATGTTGTTTTTGATCTCAACTACATCATCTGCCATCGCATCGCCCGCAATGAATCCATAATGAGTCGAATTAACAAAAGTATTATTATAAATGCGAGTCGATGTATGGGCTGACGCACCACCCAATATCATCCCAATTCGATTTCCTGTTCCCAGGTTTCCGTATATCTCACCATTTGTCACAGATAACACCATTATCCCGGCCCCAGATGTTATATCCGCACCGCTATAGCCAACATTTCCGCTACATGAATTATGCCTGCAAATAATATTGTCGCAGCCATCATCAATGAGTAGACCATGACCATCAATGCCTTCATCCGCCTCATTATTGTTACATGTGTTATTTTCAATTGTGAAATACGCCGATACCTGAATATTCATCCCACCGAGAACCCCTAAGTTCCCATTGCATGTATTACCGGAAAAACTGCTAACATACGATGTATCGGTGAACCCTATAATGAGAACCCCACCAATCCCTCGATTACTCGATACCGTATTATTGTCAATAACTAGGGTTTCGTTAATAGCAGAAACATGACCGCTATCACCCACACGGATTCCAGCGTAAAGTGTTCCACCATTACCAGTAATAGTATTCCCAGTAATAGTTAAATTCGTAATCTTATCAGAGGCAGCACCTGCTGCTTCTATCGTGACCCTGATACCCTCATATCCACTACCCGTTATCGTGGAATCTGTAATAGTTAATTGATCGAGAGTTTTTGCAGTGCCACTGGATTGCAAATAAGATATACCCCGCTGCACATTATCTGTTATCTCGCAATTATCAATAGTCGAACCTGTTACATCTACCGCAGACGCAATCTTAATACCATAAGTGCTGCAACCTGTAACAGTTATGTTCTTCAGGATAATCCAATCGCCTGCGAATAAAATCCCATACGCCCCTGTTACGGTAATTACACCGGGAGTAGCCCCATCACCACGGATAACAATTTCGTTACCCTCAGTGGCATCTGCATTGACATTTACACCTGTTGTTATCAACCCCAATAAATAGACATCATTCCCTGGGTGAGATGACCATGTGACAGAGCCAATAGCCTGCGCATTGGCAGGACTAGACCCATCTGTGGATCCAGCACCAGATTGGGATACGAAGAAGTCAGCCATTAGGTAAATCTGCCTGTAGCTAATACCTCACACCCAGAACCTGTGGTGATCTTCCAGGCAGTTGTGCATACAGCATCAATAATATATGTACCAGTCTGAACACTAGCTGGTGTGCCAATGCCGGCTACCGCTAGTACATTTGTAGATCCGTCAATAATGGTTATTTGACCATTTCCTGTGTTCCTCCAGGTGATAGTGTGCAAGAAATCACCTGCTGCCCCTGTAGTCCCTAAAATCTCAGCTGTCTGTGAAGGCTCTACATGATGATAAGCGAATCTCTCCTCCACCTTAATGACATCATTTGTTTGATCTTCACCAGAAATTAGTAATGGATTAACATTAATAGCTCCAGCAGTACCAATTTGAATCCAGTCAGTAACTAAAGGACCAATAAATTTATAAATATCACCAGTATCATTTTCATCCCATACTAAACCAGTAGTTAAGAATGATAATGCAGTATTTGCACGCTCAGAAGCAGTTCCTACTACATGAGTAAAAATATATGTACCATTTATATCTAAACTACCAGGAATATTTAAGTTAACGGGGTTATGTAATAAATAATTAGTTTTCATAGCATTATCACCGAATAAGTACCTGTACCGGGGTTCTGTAATATAGTACAAGTAATACGTACGTATTTCCAAGGTATAATTCCTGAAGTACGTGTTATACCTGTAGATCCACCACTTAATGATAGATAACAATAGAACGAATAATTAATATTATCATTAGAAACTTCAATTTCTACAGCAGTAGTATTTGAACCTCGTCCTGTGGCAATAAGTTGAAATGAAGCAGGCCATGATATATTATCTACACCATATTCTAAAGAAGTTTTAGTTCCAGTAGTATTTAATGCATTGGCTAGATATTTTACTTCCATATATCCAGTACTTACTTGTAAAGCATTATTAGGTATTTTTATACTTCCTAGTATAGCATCGGCTAAACTCATGTTGTCCACTCTCCTTCACTAGATACTACACCATTAGTATAAGCAATAGTTTTTGTCCATTCTGTGATACTATCTGTAGCGGTTATTTCTGTTACTTGTCCTACAGCATTATATGCGGAAGGGCCTAGAGTCCATGTTTTAGAATCATAAGATGTAGATACATAATCTACAATACCGCTAGCATAAACTACAGTTTGTGCATTTATATATGGATACACTAAAACTCCTGCGGGAGTATATTCACCATTTCTAATATATAATTCATCAAAATTGGCATTTACCTTTGTAAATCCAGAGTTTAATGTATCAGCTCCAGGTGTATCTGGACCGGTACCCATGTCTATTGCTTGTTTAGCCATTATGAAACTTCAACTCCATCACTAACTCTATACCATTTATCTCCATCACTAGTAGCTAAGGTTCTACCCCCAGTTTCATCGGATACAATAATAATTGCATTATCATATGTTGATGCTGAAGGTAAAGTTGCTACTGTATATTCACTAACAAGTATAATTTTTTCAGCATAAAGTTCATCAAAGTTATCTTTTACTTTGCTAAATGCTTCATATAAATTATCAGCTCCAGGTGTATCTGGACCGGTACCTAAGTCTATATCTTGTTTTGCCATTTTATGATCCTAATGTAACTGAAGTACCAGAAAGTGTAAATGTACCACTAGTAGCTTCTAATTTTTTAGGTATTGAAATAGTGCTACCAGTAAGTATAAATGTACCACTAGAAGCTAATATACCTCTGAAAAGTCTATTAGGCATACTTGCTGTAGATATTCCAATGATAGCTAAAGTTCCCACTACCACTTCATCCAAACTATATTAGTTGCAGTCGTAGCTGCATTTACTCTAACTCCACTAACAGGTAGGATTGAACCAGGTAATACGCCTAAATAAACCACTGCTGCTCCGCCTTCTTCATGGTCTATACTTACGTCTCCACCGCCTCCTACAAATAGTGCATTAAAATCTAATACAGTGCTGTCACTTTTTGTCACTGCTGCGCTTGTTGTTGCTGAAGCGAATGCTCTTCTATGATGTCTCCATCTTGTTTCGTCTACCATGTCAATCCTCAATAAGTTTAGTTAGTAAATTATTATAATTAAGCCCAAAATTTGCTGGGCCATTAACTTGTACGTTTGTTTGTTGTGTTTCTTTTGGTTCTGCTACTAAATCTTTTACAAAGCTTTCTCGCATTTTTAATGCTAGAGTTAATAAGTCTGCAATGTCTTTATTACTAGTTAACTCTGCTTCTTCTAACTCTAGCAGTTTTTTATCTATAATTGTATCTAGAGTGGATTGTAGCTTTGTTCTATTTATATATCCTTGTTCTAAGAAGATTGTATCTATAAATCTTTTTGACTCTTTTTTATTTAAATAGTATACTACCTTTTCTACAGGTATATCTAATGTACTTGCTGTTTCTTCTATACTAGCTGTTTCTAAATATCTAGTAGTAACTTCTAGCAATTCTGGTGGCATCCTATAAGTTTCTTCTGGATTCATCATTGCATTAGACATGTGTACTCCTTATTTTTTCTATTATTAAATTGCATTATATCAAATTTTTTTGTCCATGTCAATCCCACTTGATACTTTTTAGGCTAGGTGTAGATTAGCATATTAAAGTTAATATTTTATTTTAGCTCTCTAAAATCAATGCAAAAAATATAC